GCTTCCATCCAACGGTCAAACAACTTTCTTTCATAGAAATCATTGGTACATAAAAATGTTAATGCTGTGTCGGGATATTGTGTTTGATATGGCACTTTAAAAATGGGACCATAAATTTTAACATCAGCCGTCTGTAATGTTTTGCCAGGAAATTCAGCGTTCTCACATTGAAGTGCTAGATACCTAGATGTGGATGGGTTAGATGTTTTAGAATATTCATCTTGTATTCCTTGCCTACCAAATGCGGTATTAAGAGCGTCTGACACATCACTAAAAATAGAATTAGGAAAATTCAATATTTTATTGATAACTGAATTGCCAATAAAATTGTTTATGTATGGAGGTATAGGAAGAATAACTTCAAAACGAGATGGTTTTGCAAGACCATCTTTGGCTTTTATATTTGATAAAAATAACTGTGGTGAAAAAGACATTAGAATTTTTTCCTAGAATCTGTCCAAACTTTGTTTCTTGTTGCGCCTATAAAATATTCATATGGAATTAAGGCGGCAATATCCCATTCTTCAGCAGGTATCTCTAAGAACCTACTGTCAACGTGCTTATAAAGATACTTCTTAATACAAGGAGTACCTTCAAAAATTCTGGAGGCATTTTTAAGTGTGAGATACTTCAAACGAAACTTTGTGGTTTCATCGTAGTTATCATTGTTTAAAAATACACTCAATTTGTCTAAAAGGATAATCCGTTGCTTTGGGCTGATGTAATGCAAGTTCAGGCCTAAGAAACCGTCTGGGTATCGTTCAATTGGTATAACCAATGGGAACCTATCGTAATATGGCAACGAATCCTTTAACTTAGGGTCGTAAAAATAAAAATACATACGACCCATCATTGACCTATTTTTTATCTTATCACGGTCTTTCATTAGCGCCGTGCGCTGAGGTGATAAATTCTTCACCTTAGCTTTTAACCACTCTCTAGCTGCATTGGTTCTTGGTTCTAAACCTTCTTCCGATAGCTGCTGAGTGATTCTGTCTAGTAAATAAGCCATACTCTATTTATACTCAAAAATAAAGTCCATTATTACCTGCTTTTTGGCAGCAAAACCTTATAAGTATCGGTGTTCCGCTTTGAAAATAAAGCTATAGCAATCCAAGCTCCTGTTCTGTTACCACAAGGAACTTCCACCCATGTTCCTGACAGAATATATCCGCAGCTCTCCATTTCTCCTGATTAACCGCATAGGTTGCCATCTCTTGTAGAAACCTTTTGGTTTTCCTTTTCTGAGTAGGCATCTTCGTCTGTGCTATTGGCTTTACCTCAATAATATAAGTCATTACCTTGCCGTCTTTCAACCTCATTTTGGCGATAAAATCTGGAAAGTAGCGGTGCATTTTATTGTCGATTGGAGACTTGTATGGTACTGCCAATTCTTCTGACGACCACCAGAGAACATTCGGATGTTCATCGAGCCATTTCATTACCCTGCGTTCCCATGTTGACCGATAGACGATGTTATCCGCATCACCTTTATATTTGGTGGGATGCCTTGGATTGAACCATCCTTTATAAGTTTTGCCGAATGTCATATAAATACTATCTAGTCAACCTTTTTTGGAAAACATATGGCTCTCTTTGGATTCTCTGATATTTCATTCAATAAAAATGTAGATGCAAGGGGTTCTCTTGCAACTGGTCCCCTAGGATCTCTCGCTGGTAGTGAATTCACTAAAAACACTTATAGATTTCCATTAGATATAGGCAGTAGTGATAAAGGCCATTATTTAATGATTTATATACGCAAACAAAGACAAAGTTCTTCAGGTGCAGCTAAATTTGATGGTGGTGATAAAAGTTTTAAAAATCTTCAAGATAATATACAAAACAAAGCAAAAGGTATTCTACAAAGTGAAATACAAAATGCTGCAGCCAAAGCAAATAAAACACTCGTTCATATAGGAAACTCTGTTGGTGGAGAATTATTAAACAAAGTTAACAATGGTGTAAGTGGAGTTACAGGTGGTGCCGGTGGAATTTTTAGTAATTTTTCAAGTGCCTTAGACTCAGCTGTTGGTGGTGTTGTTGGTGGTATTAATAATTTATTTGGTCAAACAAGTGTTATCTTTGGTGGTAATTCGGCTCAAACTCAAGCTGTTATTAAGAATTCAATTAAAAATGTAACAGGTGGAAGTGTGTTTGCTGGACTAACAACATTTCTTACCACAGACTCAATTGCATTGTATATGCCAGATACTCTTACATATACTTATTCACAATCTTATGAAACACCAAGTATTGGTAATGAATTAGGTGGTAAATTAATAGGTGCAGGTAAATCTGCAATAGATACTTTCAAAGAAGGTGGTGGAGGTCTTATGGCTACCGGAAAAGCAGCAACTGGAGCTGTTGGCGGTGGTCTTAGAGAGGCGGCTGAAGTAGGTAAAGGTGCAGCAGGAAAATTTATTGGGACCAATACTGCCGCTTTAGGAGTAGCTGCACTTACAGGATCAGTTAGAAATCCAATGTTAGAAATGTTGTATAAATCTCCAGATTTTAGGTCTTTTAGCTTTGAATTTAAATTTTATCCAAGAGATGAAAGAGAAGCTCTTGAAGTTCAAAGAATTGTTGAAAGATTGCGTTATCATCAAGCACCTGAATTATTAAAAGAATCGGCTGCATTTCTAGTTCCTCCTTCTGAATTCGACATCAAATTTTATTACAATGGTTCGCAGAATCCAAATATTCCTCCAATTTCAACTTGTGTTTTAAAAACAATTGATATTGATTATGCACCAAATGGTTTTTCTGCCTATGAAGTTCCTAATGAAAATCAACCTTCATTAGGTCTCACAGGTATGCCTGTTTCTATGACTTTAAAACTGTCATTTCAAGAAACAACTTATCTTACTAAACAAGATTTTGAAGAACCTAGGGAAGTTACACAAGCTAAGGTATAAAATGGCAAAATATTTTAATTATTTTTCTAAAACTTTTTACACCAGTGATGATACTTCACCTGGTCTTGATACTGTTACCAATATTATTTCTAGGTTTGCATTTGAGAATTCTTTAAAAGAAAACTCAGCTGCATTTTACCCATATAACATCCAAGAATCGGATACACCTGAAATTATTGCTAGAAAATTTTATGATAACTCAGAAAGGCATTGGATTGTTTTATTGTTTAACAATATTATTGACCCACAATGGGATTGGCCTTTAAAAGAAAAAACTTTAATTGATTATATTGATTCAAAGTATTCTGCTAATGGTGCCGCCAATACGACAGTTCAAACTGGTATTGCGTGGGCTATGAGTACCAACAATGTTCAATCATATTTTAAAATAATTACAAGAACATCGTTTGACGGAACAGAAACTATTGAGAAGCTTTCTGTTGATGCTAATACATATGCAAATGTAACCACATCTTTAAATTCATATACATTGCAAGATGGTACAACCATTACACAAAAAGTTACAAAAGAAACACAATCATATTATCAATATGAAGTTGATTTAAATGAAGCAAAAAGAACCATTAAATTAATTAAACCAGAATTTGTTCCTGCAATTGAAAAAGAATTTAAAAAAGTGATTAAGTAATGAGCTTTGATATTCAAAAATCTACACAGTTTAAAGTAAATGAACTGGTAATTGTAACAAAAGGAGGAGGAATTGATATTGCTCCAATTTTTGAAGAACTTAGTATCTTTGACTCTTTATTAATGCCAGTAATGAGCGGCAATATTTTAATAAGTGATTCTGTTGGTTTATCTAGTAAATTATCATTTGATGGATCTGAATCTTTATTAATTGATATTTCAAAAGATGCAAATTCGGATATTGCTAATTTTAAAAAGGCATTTAGAATTTATAAACAATCAGATAGAAAAAGTGAAGCTCAAAATGAAAAATATATTTTGCACTTTGTTGCCGATGAATTTATGTATTCTGACCAACAAAGAGTTAATCAATCATTTAATTTAACCCACTCAGAAGCTGTTGAGAAAATACTAAACAATTACCTTAAAGTGCCTGCTAATAATTTAGGTGGTGTTTATGAGAATTCTTATGGAGTTCGTAACATTACAATACCAAATTTACGACCACTAGAGGCTATAGAATGGATTGCTAAAAGAGCCGTTGACATAAATCAATCTCCAAATTTTATGTTTTTTCAAAATTTATTAGGGTATAATTTTGCTTCTTTATCCACTCTTTTAACGCAAGAAGATGTTTTGAATATAAAGTTTGAACCAAAAAATTTACAAAATAAAAATGCAATTGATGAAATTAGTTCTGCAAGAGGGTATGAAGTTGTAAGTCAATCCGATAGTGTTAAAAAAACTAGAGAAGGTGTTAATGCTGGTCAATTTATTGGTTTTGATCCAATGACAAGAACCATTGCAAAAAAGAATATTAGTTATGGTGACCACTATTCCAGTATGAAACATGGTAATGAAACAGCTAAATTTTCAGAGATTAAAAATCGTGATGGATTAAGTAATTCTCAGGCATTTGATTCAAAGAAAACAGTTAATATTTTTGGCGCTGCTAAACAATTAAGTTCTTATATTAAACAAAATGATCCTTATTCTATATCAAAAGTGGAAAATTATGAATCATTTGTATTTCAAAGAAAAGCAATTTTAGCAAATCTTATGGAAAAAAGAATAAAAGTGGCTATGCCAGGCAACTTTCAATTAACTTCAGGCCTGAATGTAAATTTGACAGCTATAGGTGCTAATAAATCCACACCTGGTGATAGTAATGAAGATACCAGTTTAAGTGGTAAATATTTAATTATTGCTTCACGCCAAATTATTGGTTATAATAAACACGAAACGATTATTGAAATTGCAACTACATCCACAAATAAAGAATTTATTGAATCAAGTGATATTAGTCAAACAACAGAGATTTTAGAATATTAATATGGAAAAAGATTTTGCTGGTAAAAATGGATTTATTTGGTGGGTTGGCGTTGTAGAAGATAGACAAGACCCACTAAAGATGGGTCGTGTGCGTGTGCGAGCAGTTGGTTGGAATGCTGATAATAAAATGCAATTACCAACAGAGCAGTTGCCATGGGCTATGCCTATGTTACCTGTGAACAATACAAACCCATATGCACCAAAAGAAGGTGATATGGTTATGGGTTTCTTTACAGACGGAGAAGCTGCACAAGAACCAGTTATTATGGGTGTATTTCCTGGTATCGCATTGAAGGCTGCAAATGCACAAGAAGCATTTTCAGACCCACGCACAGGAGACCAATTAACTTCTGCACCAGTTAAACCAAACGAAAGTGCAACAGGATATCCAAGAAGAATTGATGAACCAAGCACATCACGCTTGGCCAGAAATGAAAAGATTGACGATTCTATTGTTTCTTTAAAGAAGGCAAGAAGGGCAGACAAGGTAGAACCAGAGCCGTATTATGCGGCAACTTACCCATATAATAATGTCTATGAGTCGGAAAGTGGGCACGCTTTGGAGTTTGATGACACGAAAGATGCCGAGAGGGTTCATGTGTATCATCGCTCAGGTTCATATGTTGAATTTGGACCTGAAGGTGACCGAGCAGAAAGAATACAAAAAGATAAATTTACTGTTGTGATTGGCGATGATTCTGTATATGTGCAAGGTGATGTAAAAGTATTCATTGATGGAAATGCAACATTAGATATTGGTGGAAATATGTCAGCTACAGTTGGTGGTGACACAAACTTAAATGTTGGTGGAAGTTTTGCGGCCGATATAGGTGGAACTTGTAGTATTAATTCAGGCGGCAATATGTCATTTACAGCACCAAGGATTGATTTGAATTAATATGCCGCACCAATTTGTTATATTGTTAAATGGTGAATTAAAAACATTTAATACTTTTGAAGATATACCTAAAAGGTTTGATAATGTTATTCGGTTTTTACCAGAAATACCTGAGCCTCCGCATACGGAAGAGCAACACAAAGAAGTTGATACTTGGAATGAAAGATTAAAAGAATTATTAAAAAGAGAAACAAATGGCAGTAACATTAACAATTAGTCCAGCTGGAGACAACCCTTTAACACAGATACAATCTACTTTAAGGTCGGTAAGAACAGTTAATGCAATAATTACTCCTGTAGGTGACGATGGTGAAACTATGAATGTTGTGAGCGCCGTATTATTAAGTTCAGGCGGTAAAGTTGTAATTATACCAGGCACCTCAAGTGTTTCAATTGTAGGAACATATGATGATCCATTTTTAGACACTTTTCAATTTGTAAGTAAAGGTAGTTCTAATTTAATTGAAACGCCAACCACAGTTGTAGGTGTTTCAAATGTTCCGCCAAAAAAAGAATTGTTTAATTTAAGCCAAGATGTTAAACAAAAAGAAACAATAAATTATGAAGTTACCGTGGAGTATCAGGATCAATTTTTTGTTCCAGCAATAGAAACATTTGCTGTAACACACGACATAATTAATGAATATGAAGGAATTCGTTCATTCATGGACACATACTATAACTAGGATATAAAATGCCAGCTATAACAAGAGTAGGAGATTCAGACATTGCACATTGTTCAGGAATGGTTAGAGCTGTAGGCTCAGGAAATGTTTTTGTAAATGGTATTGCTTTATCAAGACAAGGAGATGTAAATACCGTTCATTTATTGCCAGGTAACCCTTGTCCGCCTCATGCAGCTCCAATTGCTTCAGGTTCCTCTACTGTAAAAGTAAACGGAAAAGGAGTTGGGCGTGTTGGAGATGCTATTTCTGGTTGCACCTCTGTGGCTGAAGGATCTTCAAATGTTTTTGCTGGAGGTTGAATAAATAGAAAATGGCAACGATAGATATAGAAAACGCAAGAACTTTTAGGGACTTGGATTTGAATTTTACGATTCATCCTGTTCGTAAGGATATTAACGTTCATAAAAATGAGTATGCAGTAATTAATTCAATAAAGAATTTAATTCTAACCAATCATTATGAGCGTCCTTTTCAACCAGAGATTGGTAGTAATATTCGCCGTCTTTTGTTTGAACCAGTAGATTCAGTAACAGCTGCACAGATTGAAAGAGAAATTGCAGAAACAATTAATAACTTTGAACCTAGAGCTCAAATCTCTAAAGTAACAGCTGTTGGATCACCAGATGAAAATGGGTATAAAATTGACCTCGTTTTCTTCATAATTAATAACCCAAATCCAATTTCAATTAATTTCTTTTTAGAGCGAATTAGATAAAATGGCAAACCGCTTAAGAGTTACAGAACTTGATTTTGACACAATCAAGTCAAATCTAAAAACCTTTTTAAATCAACAAACAGAGTTTCAAGACTATGATTTTGAAGGTGCAGGCCTTTCTGTATTGTTGGATATTTTAGCATATAATACACACTATAATGCTTACTATCTTAATATGGTTGCCAATGAATCATTTTTAGATACGGCTTTATTGCGTGATTCTGCTGTATCACACGCAAAAACTTTAGGGTATATTCCATATTCTTCAGCTGCACCTGTTGCTATTATTAATTTTGTTGTTGATTCTGGAACAACAACACCTGCAACATTAACTATTCCTTCAGGTTTTTCTTTTTTATCAAATCAAATTGATAGCAAATCATATAACTTTGTTGTCTTAGAAGATACAATTGTTACAAAATCAAACACAAGTTTTAATTTTGATAACCTTCAAATATACGAAGGTCAATTAGTTACTTATAATTTTAGTTACAATTCAGCTTCTAACCCAAAACAAGTATTCATTTTACCTGATGATAACATTGATACAGACACAATTCAAGTTTCTGTTAGCCCTGCTGTTGCAAATACAGCAACAAGTGTTTATAATAAAGTTACGGATATTTTAGATATTACAGCTACTTCTGAAGTTTATTTTTTAGAAGAAAATCGTAATGGAAAATACCAAATTTATTTTGGTAATAATATAGTTGGTAAAACTTTAGCTGATGGTGCAACAATTGGTGTTAGGTATTTAATTACAAATGGAACAGCGGCTAATAAAGCAAATAATTTTGTAGCTACTTCTACATTAACCGATTCTATAGGAAATTCACAAACAAACTTTACTGTTACTCCTGTTAGTGCAGCCGCAGGCGGTGCAACTCGTGAATCGGTTGACAATATTAAATTTTCAGCTCGAGCACAATTTTCAACACAAAATCGTTTAGTAACATTTAAAGATTATGAGTCGTATATTTTAAATAATTATCCAAACATTGATTCTATTTCTGTTTGGGGTGGAGAAAATAATATACCCCCTATTTACGGCAAAGTTTTTGTTTCATTAAAACCAAAATCAAATTATTATATTTCTGAAACAGAAAAACAAAGAATTATTGATGAAATCATTTCACCAAAAGCAATTGTTGCTGTTCAAACACAAATTTTGGATCCAGAATATCTATATTTGATTGTTGAAACTTCTGTTCAATATGATCCAAAGAAAACAACTAGCACAGAAGCTGCTCTTAAAAATGCAATTACAAATTCTATTTTGTTGTATCGTAATACATTTTTAAATAAATTTGATGCTCGTTTTATTCTTTCAAAAATGCAAGATTATGTTGATAATGTTGATACAAATTCAATTATTGGTTCTGAAGCCGCGGTTCGTGTTCAACGCCGTTTTGAACCTAAATTGAATGAATCAGCAAGTTACACAATTAAATTTAATGTTCCAATTACTCGGGGAACATTATTAAATAAATTATCTTCAACGCAATTTACAGTATTTGATGTTGGTGGAACATTAAGAGAAGCTCAGTTTGAAGAAATTCCACAATCATTTACTGGCATTTCTGAGATTCAAGTTACTAATCCTGGTGCAGGATTTACAACAACTCCAACAGTTACAATTAGTGGAGATGGTTCTAATGCGACCGCAGAAGCCGTAATTGTAAATGGAAAAATTCAAAGTATTAATATTATAAATCGTGGTATTGATTATACTCGTGCTACAATTTCAATTACTGGTGGAAATGGATATGGTGCCGAGGCTGTTGTTGTAATTGACGGTAAATCAGGAACACTTAGAACAATTTATTTTGACTCATTAGCTCAAAGACAAGTTATCAATTCTAATGCTGGAAAAATAAATTATGAAACAGGAGAAATAACAATTAATAATATTCGTTTTATAACTGTTGATTCAAATGATGGTTTAATTCGTTTAACCTCTCAAGCAGAAAAAGGAATTATTCAATCAGTAAGAAACACCATTTTAACAATTGATGAAACTGATCCAATAGCTATTTCTACCACGCTTACTGCTTTATAATGTCCAATTTAAAAACATCATTACTTGTTAACTATCAAGTTCCTGAATTTGTTCAGGAAGAACATCCACTATTCATTAGTTTTTTAGAAGCATACTATGAATACCTTGAAACAAAACAAGGGTCGCAAATAAATGATTTAACAAGCAAATCAAAAGACCTTCGTCATCTTTCTGATGTTGATGCTTCTATTGCAGAATTTGAAAATAGTTTTTTTAATAGTTATGCTGATTTGCTTCCTCGTAATGTTGAAGTAGATAAAGCTTTTTTAATTAAACACATTTTGCCATTGTATTTGGCAAAAGGCAATCAAAAATCATTTCAACTTTTATTCAGACTTTTATTTAATGAAGAAGTTGAAGTTGTTCAACCAAACCAAAATATTTTGCGTGCTTCTGATGGTAAATGGTTAATTGAAAATGCATTTCGTATCTCACAAAATGTTTACAGTAATTATACCGGTAACGGAACAAAAACAATATTTAAACTAGCTCAAGTTGCTAGTGCAGAAACAATTGCCGTTTATGTAAATGGAGTTTTAAAAACTGAAGCTA